TAATGGTAAATTTCCCTTGGCTGCATATACACCAGCTTTAGTAAGTGATAATAATGATTGTGTTAAACGCTTACCAACCGCATCACCTAATGTAGCAGCCATCAATTGCAATGGCATCTTGACGGCAGTAGGAGCGCCATAGGCTTCAGCAGCTTGAGTTGTTATATCAGTTGCTGCACCTCCAGCCGCACCTCCCCACATACGTTGACCTGGAGGAATTAACTCCATAGCTTGACCTGCAATCTTTGCTGGTGCAAATGGAAGTGCTTTTAATACTTTGGGAGCAGCATAACCAATAGCAGCGCCTACACCAGTAGCGCCACCAAGTTGCTTTACTCGTTCTCCTGGGGCCATTGTGACTGGCTCTTGAGGCGCCATAGACATCTCTTGACCTGTTACTTTGCTAACACCCTTAATAACGGCTTCAGGCAATGCTGTAGCTCGTTTAAGAATGTCTTTTATAGAATACTTAGATGATGGCTCTTCTTTTTTTACAGAAGGCAAATCACCTTCTGGAACCACCATATCAGATGCTGGAACTACGTTTGATGTATCTGGCAAATCATCTTTTGGGACTAATGCCATTATTTAGCTCCGTCTGTATATACCCATTGACCACCCTGAAATGCAATTGGTCTGCCACTTTTAGATGTACTTGTTTGACCTTCTTGTACAGTAGGCTTTGTTTGTGCAGGTTTAGTTTCTGGAGATTTAGGAGCTTCAGATTTCTTTCCGCTTAACCCTTTAAATTCTTCTGGTTTAATACCATATTTAGATTCAAGGGCAGTTAAATCACCTTGTGCCAATTCTCTATAAACAAATGGTGCAGATTCTGGAGTTAATCCAGATGATTTTAATACTTCAGATTGTCTATTAAGTTCTGATATTAACAAACGACCACCGCCAGAAGCAGCTAAAGCCCTTGCATTAACTACATCTAATACTTTTTTAGCAATTAATCTTGAATAATCAATTTCATCTGGAGAAGCATTTTTAGATTTCATTGTTTTTTCAACATCACTAAGTATTTTAGATTGATTTGCACCACCCTCTTCATCTTTTTCGTAACGAGAAGGTAAATACTTTTCAAATGAATTAATAATTTGTGATGGTATACCTGCCGATAATGGATGTTTTTCAACCAAATCTGCTAATTCATTTGTTTGTACTACAGATTGAATGGTAGAGGAAACTTTTGGAATCTCTTTACCAGATAACCTTTTAATCCTATCGTCTGGTAAGAATGCTCTTAAACCCTCAACCTGACCTTTGACGTCTGCGTATTCTTTTCCAGTAATAGCTCCCAAAATATCTGTTAACTCTTTATCACGAGCAGCTTCTCTATTACGTTGGAATCTTTGGTCTTCATCAGCACGTTTTTCACGATTTCTAGCGTATTCTTCTTTTTCAACTTTAGAACGTGCTTCTGGAGACATCTTTCCAAGAAGAGTTGCTTTAACTTCAGGAGTCCATTTTTCAGGAAGTCCTTTTGGCATTGGAATGCCAGTACGTTCTAAAGCATCTTTCATTCTTTGGTCATAATCTGTTTGACTATTTGCCAAGTATGCAGATTCAAGACCATCATCAATAGACTTCTGGTACTCTTTCTTAGCATTAGCCATGTTTTGAGTTGCAGTCGTTTGAAGAAGTTTTGCTTTATTTGCTAAATCACCATAAGTCTTGTCATCTCCCATTGCACGAGCAATAGTTGCCTGTTTCATCATCTTTTGAGATTCAGAAAAGTCTTGCTGAGAATTCATTAATTGTTGATTTAACAATCCAGAAGAAGTTGGAACTCCATCTGGTGTTTGTAATGAAATTCCTGGAGGCATCATACTCTTAGCCATTCCAGCTAAAGGTTGTGCTCCAGCTTGCATTCCTGCAGTTTTAGCTCCACCCAACTCTTGTTGAGCTTCTTTCATGGCTTGTTGTTGTACGTCTAGCTTTTGTTGCTCAATATCATACTTCTGAGGAGCCATACCACCTTCACGATACGCACCGTAGGGGTCAAAGCTAGAAGCTAAATTAAATAATTCGGTTCCAATTCCTGCTGCCATAATAGTTCCTTAACTTACAGAAGGGGATGATTGATTATACTGAGAGTACAAAGTCTGTAGTGGGTTTAATACGTTTCCAGCACCACCAGCAATACCTTGCCAACCACCTAATTGACCGCCTAGTTGTCCAGCAATTAAACCAGCCTGTGAAGTAGCACCAGTAGCAGGAGATTGACTAGCACCTGACAATGTAGATAGGTTCTGTAGTTGTTGTTGGTATGTTTGAGAAGCTAAATTCTGTCCATATTGTTGACCTTGTAACAAAGCACCACCTGAGACTAATCGTCCTTGTGCTGCTTGTTGAGCCTGTAAACCTTGCATACCTTGTGACAAGTTAAATTGGTATCCAGGAGTCTGAGTAACAGACTGTGGGTTCATTAATAGGTTCTGTAATTGTGAAGCAGCTTGTCCACGATACTGAGCATAAGGGTCAGCTTGTAAATTTCCAATTTTATTACCAGCACCTAATGCGTTAATACCACCAGCAATCTTTCCTACGCCACCAACGATGTCAGCACCAGTTTTAGCATATCCAAGCATCTGTGATAATGTGCTTGCTTGTGCTCCTGAACCAGTAGCTGCAGCAATCTCTTGTGGAGTAGCACCTGACAAATAAGACAACATTCCAACTGGGTCAGAAGAGGCTTGAGCAGCCGCTAACATTTCAGGTGTGAAAGATGAGGCTGCACCTGCTCCAGAAGTAGCACTACCCAATCCAGAAAAACCTGCAGAAGCAGAACCTGATACACCAGCTAAATCAGCAGCAGTCGTAGCAGCGGGAAGTCCTAATCCTTCAGCAGTAATGGCACCAGCTTGAATAGCCTCGGCAGCAGAAGAATATCCCAATCCTGCGGCAGTAGCATCAGCAGAAGCAACTAATCCAGCATCTAGTCCAAGAGAAGCACCACCAGTAAACGCAGCAGCACCTAAAGCACCTAATCCTGCCCATCCACCTGGGATTGAAGACCCAACAAATTGGTCAAAACCTGCTCCCAAATTACCAATGTCTTGAGCAACGCCTCCAACGGCATTACCAACACTGGAAGCTACATCTCCAACGCCACTAAAAAAACTGCTGACTGAATCACTCATGTTTCATCCTAGAGTAGTTTGGTATATAATTTCTCATAGAATCTATACCCTAAATATTCGAACAATTTAGAATTATCTAGATACACCTTAGTACCAAAGATAATCCTGTCTATTTTTTTCTCTCTCATTGCTTGTTCAGCGTATTGGAACAATTTTATCCCAATTCTACCTTGTCTATAAGGCTTCATTAGATAATAAATGTCTTCATGTGCTACTTTACAAGACTTATAGTGCATATGGGTATTAATGAAGAACATTATGTACCCAATTAATTCATTGTCTTTACGACAGGTTATTAAGCTGATTTTACCAAGTTTTTCAAGAAGAAGGTATGTTTCATAGTCTGGTTCAAGTGGTACAGACTTCTCTACTGCCAATTCTTCATAATGCTCTGGATAAATGGCTTTAAGCTCATCTATACACTTAGAATAGGCTTCTTCTTGGTAAGTTATCACGTATCCCCCGATTCCACGTCTACTTCGAAATATTCGAGTCTCAATGGTACGTTATCTTGGTGAAGTAAGTCAAATGACCTTCTACGCCCTTGTCCTAGTCTATGGACTTCGGATTTAGAGGTATTTAGGTTAACGTTCTGCCACGCAGAATATGTTTGATAATCATCTGAGGTATATCGTAATAGGGCATAAGAATCAATTTTATCTCCTACTACTTGGACACTTCTCCAGAACTTACGTAGGTTAGTACCGCCATCTATTAATGGGGTACGAGCTAATACGGTAATAGGATTGCCATCATCTTGATATGTATTGGGGTCAAACTCATAGACCTTACCATTGGTTTCATGTTGGATTAAGTCCATGTTCTGAAACTTGGTATAGAACTGACCCTTAAAATAACCTTCTACGTTATTTTCAGTGGAAGTCCAGTATGTCCAGCCGTTTTGAGCAAAATCATATACTAGGGTATACCCTAAGTCTCTAAGGGTTAATACGTATAATGAATGCCCTGATGTCTTAATACTAAAGGCATAAGCAGAGTCAGGATTACAGTTATTGATAATCCTCTCAATATACTGATTAGAGATAATTTGAGGAGTCTGGCCTGACATAGCCATCATTTGAAAGCCCTTTTGGTGGCTTGTACCCATCCAAACAAGGGTATTGTCCATTTGTACTAAAGAATCTTCTGCTGCTACACCAAACTGAATTACAGAGTTCTGGTAAGGAAGGAATGGACTGCCTGGGCTTACACCTGCATCGTAGAAGAACTCAATATGATGAGACCCCATCGTAACGATGTAATTAATAGTTCTACCAATACACAATAATGGGTCGGCATCAGACACCACGCCAAGATAGTTAATGGCTTGCCAAGTCGTAGGGTCTTCCACGTTGCTGTTATACAACAGTCCTTCGGGAGTTCCAACAACATAGTAACCGTCTACGAAAACAGCACCTGATACAGTAGTACCAGGATAAGAGGTAGTAAAGGTAAGAGTAGAGGTAGCAGAAGAGGCAGCATTTTGTGATAACGTCAGAGACGCTCCAAATACGGTTAGAACATAAGTACCAGCAGGGATTCCCGTGCCAGTAACCACTTGACCAACCTGAATTGCAGGGTTAGCTGCAAACAATGTTACCGTAGGACTACCACTAACAGTCGTACCACTTTCGGTCGTTATGGTGCCAGATAAATCCAAAATGGTGCTTGTTGCAATGGTATAGACATATCCGTGGTTCTCATTCTTAAAAAATACCTGAGATTGGTCTACTGAGAAGATGAAATCGTATTCATCCTCACCATCGACAGGGGTAGCATTAAGTACGCCATTGTCATAGAACTTAGTTCCAATAATAGTAAGTAGGTGGCTACCAGCGGCAAAGATACCAAGTCCTTCTCCTGCAGTTAGGGTTTGATAAGACTTAAGTCCTGGGCGTTTAACGGCTGCAATAGACTCTTTCTTCTCTACTTCAATAATGGCATTACCTAGCTTTGAATCCTTATTTAAGGTTCCATCACGGGAGCCAATGTTGTGGGCAAGAGGGATTCTAGAGGTTGCCATTAATTTTTGAACCTATAATCGGGCGAAAAGGAAGTAGAAGCCTCTTCTTGGCTCCAATCAGTCATTACTTCTTCATACTTAGCGGCACGTTGAGCTAGTTCAGCACGGACTTGTGCAGGAACACCATACTCAAGGGCTAACTGGTCAGCTAGTCCAAACTTTAATGTGTTAAACCATTCAGACGGAAACTGAGGAATTGCATTAGGAGTGAGGATGTCTGAAATAGGTTGTTGTACCTGTAGGTGGATAGTCCATCCTGCGGCATTTGGGTTGTTAAATACATACAGTACACCATTACCCAACTGTGGGTCGTAATAGACCTGATTAGGAGTACCAGAAGAGGGTTTATAGCCCTGTTGCATATACTCTTGACGTGAGATGACTTGTAGTGTTGTATCGTTCCCCTGAGGGCTTCTAATGAACGCCATAACGACTCTTAATGGGCGGTCACAGATAACGTCTCCTGTTGGGCCTAATGTGTAGGTATATTGACCTGCTACCATAGGTACTGGGAGGTCTTCTACTAACCATAAGGGCATACCCTTAGTCTGTAGTTGTTTAATGTACAGGTTAAGTGCTTCTGAGCAGTTCTGATAGTCCTGTGGGGTTGGGCTATCACCAGCACCAATTACTCCCAATACACGGAGTGCCCCATTGATTACGGAATCCCTAGATTGTGAGTAAGTGGTAGTCATTATTCTGCCTTTGGTTCTTCTTCAATTAAAGCATATTGTTGTTGGAGCTTTTGTAACAATGGGAATGCTCCAGACTCAGTAGGTAGTTGCCCTACTACACGAACAATAAATGCTGCTTCGTTATCTTCTAATGTAAATGTTTTCATACACCTCCCCAAGGTAAGGAAAATACTAATGTTGTAGGGTTTAATAAATTAGTAAGCTGATTATCTAATGAAGTTTGAATAGATGCAACTTGCTCATCACCCATAGCCATTTGTATCCAACCGATTACATCCTTCTCAGTTAAATCATTATATTCTATAAAATGGGAACCTTGAACATAGTTTATTGGCTGAGCACCACGAATAGTAATTGCATTAGTATCATCAAAACCTGTTACAGCCCAATGGATAATATTAACAACTTTATTTTTATTTTCTGAAGAAGGTAAACAATCTAAATGTTCTACTTTCCATGTATAGGTGTTTGCCATCTTTATTCCTTAGCAAGTAATTTGTTTTAATTCGTCTAATGTATTAGCTACATCGACCTGTTTAGTAATATCACGTAATCTTTGTTTTTCAGCAACAATAGATTTTGTATCTTCACCTGTTTCCAAGGCTCTCTGAAACGCTATATCTTGCGTAGATAACAAATCAATTCGTTCTTTACGCAAACGATTTTTAGTTATTTCTTGGGCTTTTGAAAAGTTAATGGTTATGCTCATTCTACATACTCCCAAGCGTCACGAAATGTCCAATCAGTAGGAATTTCAGATTCATCAATAATTTTATAAGGCTTTCCTTCAGGAACATCTTTAATTGCAACATCTTCTACGGTGTTGGTTTCAAGAAATTCAGGAGATGGAATAATAATAGCTACTATTCCATTGTCTTGCGGATAAATGATAACTTGGCTCATAGTTTATACAGAGGTAATAGTTTCCCAAGCAGTAGCACCACCAACACGCAGCTTGTTTAGTGTTGTATCAAAGTAAATTGCCCCTTTTTCATAAAATGAAGAAGCAGTAGATGTGGTCATTTGAACAGGTAAAAATGTACCGCTATAACGCCATAATGCTGCTCTAGTTGAACCATTCGTATAAATGGCATAATCATTAGCTGCCCCATTACGAGGATACCGAACAGAGCCACCACTTTGGTCATTAAACTGTTGAACAATAGCATTTGGGTTATAAGTAGGCGTTTCCATGAAAAACGACTGTGTTGCTAAAGCTTGTTGTCCAAATGAATTAATGCCGTAACCAGGAAAGTTGCCTGTACCAATACGACCATTAAATGTACTATTGGACTGTGGACCAATAAATATATTTTGCAATCCCCAGCGAACGCCATTATTAATTGTTAAATATTCAGTTCCCATTCCAGATGGTACATCATATACGTTAGGGGCAATAAATACGTTTTGAGTAACATCCCCATCAATTAATATTACACCGTTTGCATACGCTCCTGATTGACCATTAGGCTGAACATAAAAACCATCAAACAAATTAGCGTAAATCTGTGTTCCAGGTGCTCCATCATTCTTTAACCATAAAGCACGAAATACTTGATATTGCTTAATGTTAGTGAATGTATTTGAATTAAAGAAACCATTAGGAGTATGGATTAAAATACCAGTCTGTACACCAAAAATATAAATGTTTGTAAATGCAGAACCAAAGAACCAACCGCTTGTACAATCAAGCTCTAAACCTGTCATTGTGTAGCCATTTAATGCACCACCTGAAACGTTAAAACCACGAGTTTCAATGCGAACGTTTTGCATTGTTGTTTGCGCCCAATACTCTAAACCAGTAAGTCCATTACCAGGAATCTTAACAATAGATGTAGTTAAAGTTTTTGGCGCAGCAATAGTAATGTTATAAAGAGCAATTTGATTAGTTGATACATTATTTATAGGATTAATTACATGATTTGCATCAGGGCCAAAGTAATTAATTACTGAACCGCTAAAATTGTTTTCTTCATTATTCTTTTCTGACATTGCATCATAAGTTTGACCAACAAGAATAAAATCTAAACCATTAGATGTTAATGTGGAAGTAATCTTATATGTGCCTGCAGGAAAGAAAACGGCTTTACCAGTATTGATAGCTGCTTGAATAGCAGCAGTATCATCTGCTGTATTATCACCTACAGCACCAAAATCTTTAACTGAAATGGTTTCTGCTAATTTATCATCAATAGGTCTATTTACTGCACCAGCAGGTGTTGTCCCACCATTTTTTAAATCAAATTTTGGTATTAATGTTGTCATTTTAAAATCCTGTATAAATTATCTAAATACTGCTACACAAGCTAAATCAGGGGCATACCCAATGGATGCTACATCTTGAGTATAAAATTTAATACTGCTTGTTGTTTGATTTCCAAACTGGTCTAAGGTAGTATAAGAAGTAGTCGTTGCACCTTGATGATAACCAGCACTTATTACCGCAGAATAATTTTTATCAGGCATTGCATTAGTTAAGTTAACTCCCCAATAGCCTGTTCCTAAGGATGAAATGCTTGAACAGTTACCACTAGAACGAATTGCTGGAGTTCCTGTAGCATTAAAGTTACACCAAGCACGACATCCATAAGCTGCTGCTACAGAACCATATCCACCATTGTAAAATATGTTTCCATTTACAGATAAATTACCTGCTCCTGGGTCGGTAGTGTTACCAATAGAAACACCGCCAGTAGAACCAATTTGCATAGCAGCAGCCCAAGATATTACATTTCCTGCTGTTCCTGAAGCTGCATATCTCCAAATATGAAAACCATTATATTGATAATAATTTGTAGCAGGGCCATTTGATAAATAAAGCCAATTAGAACCAGCACTAAAATAACCATTAACAGAAACTTGTATTGTTGGGTCATTAGTATTCCAAATACTGCCATAATTTAAAAATTGAACACCATTAGAATTAGCTAACCAATTTGAAGGTGCAGAGCCAATACCCAATATACTGCCGTTAAATTGTAATGCAGATGTAGAGCTAAATGCGCTTGTACCATTTCCATAAGGAATGTAATTAGCAGTAAGCGTTGTTAATCCTGTACCACCATTAGATACTGGTAAAGTCCCTAACAAAGTCAGCAATTGAGCATTAGTTGCTACTGTTTGAGCAGATGCTCCATTTCCATAAATAAAACCAGTTAATGTGCTTGTAATTGGAGCAACACTAAATGTTTGTGCTTGTGTAAATGTATTTACCTCATCTAATAATGCAAAGTCTTGTAAAGAAGCTCTAACAAGGCGAAGAGATACTACTGCACCCGAAGCAAAAATAGTGCCTGTAGTTCCATCTTGTCCACGAACAATGGTAAAGGTAGTTCCAGATACAGCAGTTACTTTAACAATTTCAATAGTTGTTTGAGTTGCTGCATCGGCTAATGTACAGTAAAAATACTGTGAACCTGTAGGAACTGGAAAGCCTGTCACAGATGTAACAACCAGTGAAGTTGCCACAGCCGTAATACCACCATTTAAAGTAGTATTACAGTTATTAGCGAAAAGCATATTAGCCATATATTAAACACCACCTTCAACAGGAATTCGAGAAGGGAATTTTAAATCTCCTAAATTAAACCAGCTAAATGTGCTATAAGTTGCACGATTTGGGTAAATAGATGCTTTTCCTGTAGAGTCTACAAAAACACCTACAGTTGCTATTTGATTGCTTGCATTAAGTCCTGTCATAGATGTGTAAAATTCTAAATTAGCAGGTACAGTACCATCACCAAGTTGTAAAAATACATCGCTAGTCGCAGAAGTAGCACTAATGCGACCATATCCACAAGTCATTCCACTTCTAGCCATAATCCCTACTGGTTGTCCATATGCAGAAGCCCATCCATTTAAAAGTGTAGATGTTACTCCGAGAGATAAAACAGTTCCAAAATACTGTCCAATAGCTGTAGTGTTATATATATTAATTACCGATGTTGAATCAACTGCACCACCAGTTGCTAAAGCGTTTACTATTCCAAAAATAGCTTTAGTATTTGGACTGCTAATATTTACTGCACCATAAGCAAATTGAGCTGCTCTAATCGAATTAAAGGTAACATCAACAGGAACTACTGCTCCCACATTACCGCCTGTTGAAAATCCAACACCACTACCATTCCATAAACTAGCATTATCAACAGTTACTGCATAAACAGGCCCAGTAACCATAACTCCATTACTTCCAAATCTAGTAGAAATATTACCAACAGAAATAGTGTCAGCAGGTAGAGTTCCAGCAGCAGTAATTAATACACAAGTACCTGTATCAGCATTTGTTCCTACAGTTGGGTTTTGTACAACAATATTACCAATAGAAACTGTTTTTAATTGTGCGCTACTAGCTTCAATACGAACAGCAGAATATCCTCTAGTGTTAGTATTTGTAGCAATAATGCTGTTAATATTTACACGCTCTACAGGGCCATAAGTATCAGATTTTAAATAGACATTGGTGTTATCACATTCACGACCAATAACTTTACCAATATTAAAATCAGAAAGTTTCATTACTACACCAAACCAGCCACCGCATCCTACAACATTATCAGCAGAACCAAATTGCAAACTTTCAAGCAATACAGCATGAACGGCAGTAGTAGCATCAGCAGTAGAAGTAGCAATTTTTGCTAAACCAGTTACATTTTTAATATTAGTATTCTTGTTAATAGCGGTTTGAGCCACATTATGAATGACTAATCCATCTAAACCGTTACCGCTATTATGAGCAGTAACAAAAGTAGTTCCTGAATCAACACCTAAATCTTGAACGGTAATATTGTTACCATCAATAATTACAGGGCCTTGCAGAATTGTTCCGCCCACTAAACTAAGATTATTGTCAGCAATTCTTGGCATACCTTCACCAACAATAGTAATGTTGGAACGAGAAATTAATATACCCGTATTGCCTAAATAGTATGTTCCAGCAGGAATAAGTAAAATTCCGCCAGCAGCAGGAATAGCTGCTACAGCATTTTGAAATGCTGTATAGTTATTGGTAGTACCATCACCTATAGCACCAAAGTCTTTAACAGATACAGACTCTTGAAGTTTAGATTCTAGTGTACGAGTTACTGCCCCTGCAGCGCCTTCATTATAGTTAATGTCAGTTGCGTAGATTGTTCCAGCAGCTACAGAAAGGTTACTCAGGAACTCGACTACATCCCCAGCATTAAGACCTGTTGTAAAGGTAACTACGTTTACGCTAGTTTCAGAGTAATTTGTACCTGATACTTGCTTTGAGCCATTTACAAAAACTGCTAAGTTGTTAGTTCCAGGGGCATAGTCAAAAGTAGTTAATGTAAATACTGTTTGACCTTGTGTTGCTGTAAACGACTGTTCTAATGTAGTAGATGCAGTAGAACCTGCAATATAGTTCATGCCAGCAGCAGTAATACGTAATTGGACGTTATCGCCCATATTCCAATACAATGCTGATGTACCTTCTTGTCCACGCTCAATAGTGAATACATCACCGCTACGAGCAGTACATTTTACAATCTCAATAATTGGGCCACTTAAGCTGATTAAGCTAACGTAGAAATAATCTCCACCAGTTGGATTTGGGAATAGACTTCCAGCATTAGCAGATACCTGCATTGTTGTATCTGTATTGGTTATTCCAAAAGCCAAATAAGTGGCTGCGTTGTTCGTGTATAAAGGACGGCCCATATATTATCCTAGTGTATATGTGTCGACAGCATAACCGTCAACTAATTGAATTGTGGATTGTACAATGCTGTATTCGTCTGGAGCTTGCGGTCTAGAGATTGGTACAGACATATTATCTCGTACGCCTTTTACATAATCTTGAGGCTGACGAATCTCCCAATCATAGCTACAAACGTATAAACCATCCCAACGGAGCTTTAATTGCGAAAACTTGTATTTGTGACCACAAGCATCACATATACCGTTATAGTCGCCATTCCGTAAGTAATCAGCGTGTCCCATTTTAAATCTCGTCTGGAGAATAAACTGGTATATCACCAACACAAGTATACGTATTGCCTTCATTGGTTGTGCAGGTCATAATTAGTCGATAGGTATTATCAGCGACACCGCCAATAACTCGTTGTGTTGCTTTGCCAAGGTTTAAATTGACACTTCCTGACAATATGGCAGAAGGGTTGGTATCTGTGCCTTGGGCTGTAATAGCCGTGCAGGTTCCAGATGATAATGTTTCAGTTGGCTGCAGAACTGGGTTAAAGTCAAAGCTAAATAGCTCTGATTCTGGAACTAATTTATACGAAAACTGGCTCATTTTGAGACCTTTTTATTACTTGTGTTTGCAAGGACGTTCCGTTGCTTATACAAGTCAACGAGACGCTCTTTAAATTGTACTACGCTCAACCGTTCTTTATAAAGCTCTGTTACCC